CATAACAATAGTGTGATGACATGAGTTTTACATACACGCAGTTAAAGACTGCAATTCAAAATTACACGGAAAACAACGAGACATCTTTTGTCTCGAACCTTCCCTTGTTCATAAGACTTACCGAGGAACGGATTCTAAAGAACATCCAGCTTAGTTTGTTTCGCAAGAACGTGGCTGGTGCGATGTCTGCGTCAAACAAGTTCTTGTCGGTTCCTAGTGACTTCTTAGCCCCGTTCTCCTTATCGTTTACGGACAGTAGCGGCGATACAACCTTTGTAGACTTCAAGGATCCAGAGTTTGTGCAAACGTACACCCCTAATTCTGCTACAACTGGGGCTCCTAAATACTATGCGATGTACGATCTAGATAACTTTATCTTAGGTCCTACACCTAACAGCAGTTATGTTTCGGAGCTTCATTACTTTTATCGTCCTGAGAGCCTGACAGAGAGCACTTATACGTTGACTCTTACCAATGTTACAGGGACGTTTACTGGGCTCGACACAATTACGGGTGGCGAGAGTGGCGAGAGTGGGGGTCTTTCCGCTGTTCCGACTACTACCTCGGTAGTCGCGGTAATCCCTAGCAGCAACTATATTGTAGGTGAAACAATTACAGCCAGTCCGAGTGGGGCAACAGCCACCGTATCTGCGATTGGCCCTGACACCACATTATCATGGTTGAGCGAGAACGCAGAGATGGCGATGCTTTTCGGTTCTTTATCTGAGGCGTATCTTTACATGAAGGGCGACCCTCAAACTATGCAGATGTACATGCAGAGATTTGGTGAAGCAGCGGGCAGGTTGAAGAACCTGGGCGAGGCTCAAGAGGTTACGGACGAGTACCGCACGGGTCAACTCATTCGCGCCAAAACATAAGGAGATTAACGTATGACTGCATCTTTCCCAGTAACCATGTCAAACGATTTTAAAGTTGAAGTCGTGACAACAAACAACCGAGGGTTTACCCCAGAGGAAGTTGCTCAACGCTGTGTTAAAAAGATCATTGCTATTTCTGAGAACGCGCCTCCAGCTATTCGGGAACAAGCTAGAGAGTACCGAGACTCCGTAGAAAAAACTGTTGCGCTATATATGCGACAGGCTATCCAAAGCGATAGAACTACGGTATATAATGCAATCAAAGATGCTGGTCAGCCAAAATTGGCCGAGTATATAAAGGAAATGTAAATGGCTTTTAATGGAAACTTCTTATGCACCTCGTTCAAAGTAGAACTGATGAAGGGTGTTCATAACTTCACGGTAGCAAGCAACCAGTTTAAACTGGCTATGTATACTAACAGCGCCACCTTTAATGCGGCCACTACCGCGTATACCTCTGGCAACGAGGTCAGCGGCACAAACTACACCGCGAAAGGAAATTTCCTGACCAGTGTTACGCCGGTCGCTATTGGTACAACAGCTTTAGTTGATTTCGCGGATGAGGTGTTTTCTAACGTAACCATCTCGGCAGTTCGAGGCGCTTTGATATTTAATGAAGCGGCTACAGGCGATCCAACGGTAGCCGTGTTAGATTTTGGCGCAGACAAAGCAGCTAGTTCTGGCGACTTTACCATTGTATTCCCAACAGCGGATGCGTCTAACGCGATTATCAGGATAGCCTAATGTCTACTAAAGTAGCGTTTATAGGTTGGAACAGTGCAACAAGAGCTTGGAATACAAGCACTTGGAACACGAGTCCTGCTTTTACGCTCACTGCTACAGGGGCTGTTGGTCAAGCAGTTCAAGAAGGCGACGCTGTTGTATCTGTTACAGGGTTAGCAGGAACATCTGCGTTAGGTAACATCTTTTCTACAAACGTGGGGCTTAGTTCTACTTCCTCAATTGGTGCTATTTCTACAACAAGAGGCGATAATGCTTTTGTTACTGGAGTTGCTGGCACAACCGCCTTGGGCAGTTTCTTTACCACTAACACAATGACTGACGTGAAGATGACGGCTTCGGTCAACAGTGCAACTGCTTCAGCAGTTGGTAAGGCAAATGTCTCGGTAACTGGAGTTTCATGTTCCGCATTAGTAGGCGAGATCGAACAACCTTGGGGGTTAATTATACCGTCCCAAGTGTCAAATTTCACGGGGGTCACCCCTTCGCAAACCCCGTCTTGGACGGACGTTGCAGCATAGGATAATAAAATGGCTAGTACATATGTAAATAATCTCCGCCTTGAAGAAATCGGCACTGGGGAACAGTCTGGTACTTGGGGCGACACAACAAATACGAACCTAGAAATAATAGGCCAAGCGGTTGCTTGGGGAACTAGAGCTATTGCGAACGCATCCACGGACAACATTACGATTACCGATGGTGCGCTAGACGCGGACAGGTGCCTTGGGCTAAAGCTCACCGGCGGCGGACAAGCTTGTACTGTTACGCTCTTGCCAAACACCAGTTCCAAAACTTGGTTCATGTATAACGCAACAGCGGCGGCTTTGACCTTCACATGCGGCAGTGGGGCTAACGTAATCATTCCTGCGGGGCAGACTAAAGTTATTGCAACAGACGGCTTGGGGTCAGGTGGCGTGGTTCACGATCTTCTTACTGCTGTTAACCTAGCGGGAATAACTCAAACCGCGGCAGTAACAACTCAAGGCACATTAACAGTCGGCGTAGACGACACGGGCTACGATGTTAAATTCTTCGGTGCTACATCAGGCAAGTCTTTGCTCTGGGATGAGTCGGCAGATAGTTTGATTGTCACTGGCACAACCACTCTGGTGGGTACAACTAACCTGGACGCTGTTGATATTGATGGCAACGTGCAGTTAGACGGTACGTTTACTGTAGGCGTAGACGATACGGGCAAGGACGTTAAATTCTTTGGCGCTACTTCTGGCAAGTACACTCTGTGGGACGAGAGTGCAGATACACTGTATGTTTCTGGGGACCTTGCTACCGTCACCGCAGGTACAAGTAACGTCGTAATAGGCGTCAACGCAGGTAACTCAATAGCCTCTGGCGGTAACTACAACGTGACCGTAGGCGATGAGGCGGGTACTGCTTTGACTACTGGTGATAATAATACCTTTATTGGATATGCGGCTGGTGACGCTATAAATACTGCTGGCACTAATACGGCTGTAGGTTATAACGCCTTAACAGCAGACACTAAAGGAACAAAGTCTGTTGCTATAGGTTCAGGCGCATTAGAAACACAAAACTTTACGTCAGACGCATCTTCATATAATACAGCAGTTGGTTATAACGCCGGAAATGATGTTACTACGGGGACTGAAAATACTTTTATTGGGCAAGGAGCAGGCGAGAATTATACAACAGGTGCCTTAAATACTGCTGTTGGTAGTTTTGCCTTAAATGCTTACGACGTCACGGGTACTGGTGCACACAATTCTGCCTTTGGTAAAAATACTTTACTCAGGAATACAAGCGGAGCAGCTAATACTTCCATTGGCACATATTCGTTACAAGCCAACACCACCGCCTCCAACAACACTGCGGTTGGGTATCAGGCTGGGTATAGTAATACAGAAGGCACAGGGTTATTGGCTCTTGGTAGAGCAGCAGGGTATGGCAATACTACGGCCTCATATAATACTTTTGTTGGGGAAAGTTCTGGGTATACCACGAGTACTGGTGCAAGTAATACTGCTCTGGGTAATGGTTCTCTGTATGATAATACGACAGGCGCTAACAACACAGCAGTAGGTGCATCGGCATTAGCTAATAACACCACTGCCGCCGATAGCACAGCAGTCGGGTATCAGGCCCTACTAGATAACACCACAGGGGCCAGTAACACAGCCGTTGGTTTTTCTGCGCTTGCTAACAATACCACTGCTACCTACAACGTAGCAATGGGCAGGGACAGCCTTTTCACAAATACCACTGGCGCTAACAACACAGCAATTGGTTCTACCGCATTGACCGCATGCACCACTGGGTATGGCAACGTATCAGTGGGTATGGAGTCTTTATATTCAAGCACCACGGGCTATGGTAACACAGCCGTTGGTAAAGGATCATGCAGACAAAACACCACTGGCGCTAACAACACAGCAATTGGAATTAACGCTGGCTATACAAACGTATCGTCCTGTTGCAATGTAAATGTCGGGTATCAGGCTGGGTACAATCAAACAGCCGCAAACAATGTAAGTGTCGGAACGGAAGCTGGCTTTAGCACAACCACGGGTGGAGCCAATACCATGATTGGCCATAACGCAGGCAGACTACACACCACTGGCGATAATAATATTTTTGTAGGTACCAGTACTGGATCGTATTCAGTTAATACAACTACGGGTTTAAGAAATAATATTATAGGTTCATATTCCCACACCACTGCTGCTGACAGTCAGTATGCTAATGGGATGGGTTACTTTATAGCTTGTGCGGCGGGATACACAACTCTTGGGAACCAAGGCAGTGATATAAGGGCAGCACATGGTAACGTAACATGGGCAACTGTATCTGATGAACGGTACAAGAAAGACATTGTGAACTCTACAGCGGGTCTTAGTTTTATAAATGATCTAACACCACGTACTTTTAAATACAAAAACCTTGGTGATCTTCCAGAAGCATTTAGATCTTACGAGGCCGACTCTACTGAGGTCTTTAAAAATTCCTACACAAACCACGGCTTTATTGCACAAGAAGTTAAAGTGGCTATTGATGCTCACTCTGAGATTAAAGATGGTTTTAGCTTGTGGGATGACCGTGATGATGGGTCACAGGAAGTTGCGGAAGCTGCATTAATACCAATGCTTGTAAAATCAATTCAAGAATTATCAACAGCATTAGACGCAGCCGTGGCTCGTATAGCAACATTAGAAGGATAAACACACATGACTAACACACTAACAACAGAACAAATCGCACAGAGCTACACCGCAATGGGCCACTCTGTTTCACTTATCACTGACGTTATTGCAGGTAATGACCCTATGATGGCTGCGGAGAGTGCGGCAGAACGCCAAGGCTGTGTAGATCGTAATGTAGAACACTTGGAACTCATGGTTGCCAAGGACTATTGGACAAGCGAAGATATGACGGCAACTAATGCTGCTATTACTGCTGGAAATGGATACACTGCCAGTTAACTTTGACCGCATCGTTAGCGTCTGATACAGAAGAAGCAGAAGTTATAAACTAGGCGGAGTGAATGAATGCCCCTGACCAAGCTCCAGTT